CGAGATGGCGATCCGCAGCATCGAACGGTAGGTTAGGACGGCTTGTGGACTCCGACGATGCGGAGGCGGCGGGAAGGGGCCTGCCACGTCACTCGTGCCAGGTCGGTCTCGGGGTCAGGCGGCGGCCAGTCGAGCGACTTCATGGCCGCGATCGAGGCGTAGGGGTTGGCCGGCGTCGGGGTGGCGGTGAGTTCGACCCACGGCCAGCGCAGGATCTCGCCCGACTTGGCGACGACGACACCCGCGGGATAGGCGCCCGAGGAGAACGACAGCGCCTCCTCGCCGATGAGCTGGCGGATGGCCTCGTACCACTTGGAGCGGAGGTCGAGCTGGGCCTGAACCCAGATGCCTTCCTTGCGCTTCTCGAAGTTGACGACGTCGCCCATCGGGTCGGTCCCGACACGGGCGTCCCAGGTGTGCTGGTAGAGGAAGGGCCGCGAGCCCTTGAACCAGTCGAAGAGGAAGTCGGTCTGCGGGCTGAAGAACTCGCCGTCGAAGTCGCGGCCGATCCCGTCGTCACCCGCGAAGGGGCCGAAGAACGGCATCCCCCAGCCCTCGACGGTCGAGTCCGAGCCCTTGGCGAAGTGAATCGGCGACTTCATGGGCGCGTGGTCGTGGCCCGCGTTGCCGTCGTGCATCGAGGCGTGGCGGGACGCCATGTCGGCCATCGGCATATCGGCCACGTCCGCGCCGTGACCGGCCGGGGGTTCGGCCATCATGTGTCGCCGCATCGCGGCCTCCGTCTGGGGCATCGCGCTCATCGTCCGACCTCCGGGATCCACGATCGGGTGCAGTTGGGATGGCCGAGAGGCGAGCCTTCGGCCTCGTCGAGCGGTACGTGCTCCCGGCCGTTCCATTGGGCGCAGACCTCGTCCGCATCGCCATCGACGACCGTGACGAGCATCACGCCCGCCGAGCGGTACTGCCCGAGGCCGCCGAGGTTGTACGCGGCCGCCGTCTCGGTCCGGGCGATCCGATCGACGCGCCAGTCCTCGTAGCCGTCGAACAGCTCACCGAGCGAGGTCCGCATGGCGTCATGTGTTGCCCCGGCCTGGAGCTGCGAGGTGACGACCCGCTGCACGTCCGCGATGGTCGTGTTCTCGATGCCCTTGCCGAGCATGTCGAGGTGGCTCGTCACCCGCGCCAATGCGGCTTCGGAGGTGGGGATGGCGAACGACACCTCGACCGCGAGTGAGCGGGCAGCCTCCGTGGCACCGAGGGTCACGCTGGCTTCGATGGGGGCCTGGCTGATCCGCCGCAGGCGATCCCGGAACTTCTTGCTGCCGATGATCTCCATGAGCCGTTCGAGGAACGCCTCTTCCTCCGGGGTGGCCTTGCCGAAGGCGTTCAGCACGGCGTTGCGCTGCGTCCCGAAGAACGACCCGAGGTCACGCATGTAGGCGTCCCGGATCGGGGCCAGCACCGTCTCGCGGGACTCGATCGACTTGCGGGCCTTGGGAGGCTCCGCCGGACCGGGAGGAGTCACGCCAGCCGGCGGAGCAGGTGGTTCGGGCGGGGCGATGATGTCCGCCGTCGAGGTCAGCGCCATCGTGGAGGGGACGAGCTGCATCAGGCCCACGGCCTTGTCCGCGTGGGGCTCCATGCCCATGACGGCCCGCGCCTCGTCCACGGTCACGGCGCCCGTGTCGGCCATCGCCTTGGCCCGGGTCACGACCTCGCCCTGGTTCTCGTTGAGGGCCGCGATGTGGCCGTAGTCGAAGCGGGCGACGAGCTTCTCGTCCGTGAGGAGCGGCAGGAGGCGGAAGGTGATCGCCTCCGCGATCCGATCGAGGCGCGGCTGCAGAGTCTCCTGCCAGAGGAAGTCCACCGCCTCGCTGGCATTGGCGAACGTCGCGTCCTTCATGCCCAGCACGAGCACCATCGGCACGCCGAAGGCGGCGGTGATCTCGTGGACCCGGCCCTTGCGGGTTTCGAGCCACTGCGCGTCACGGGCGTTCTGGGCGATGGACTGGTAGGTGGTCTTGCTACCGAGGATGGCGATCTTGCCGGCGTTCTGGTAGCCGCCGACGGCCTGACTCCATCGCTTCTGCAGCAGTTCAGCCGTGGGGTCGCCCAGCGGCATCTCGGACGAGAGGATGCCCGGCGGGACACCGAGGTTCTTCTCGAGCTTCTTGTCCCGGATGGCCGCGTATTCCTCGGCCATGACCGCCTGACGCACCGCCGCGATGCGCCCGAGGCCGTACCACCGATCGAGGGGGTTCGGCCAGCGCAGGTACGTCATCTGCTCGGGCTTCCAGACGATGTCCTCTTGGGACGGCTTGACGTACAGGTAGCCGCGGATGGTGCCGTCGGGGTTAGCGACGATCCGCCACCACGACGGGTTGACCGGCCAGAGCTCGGTCCCGTTCCGGTTGCGGGTGAGCATCCGCCGGCCCGCGAGGGGGCGGACGATCTCGATCGGCGCGTGGCCGACCATCTCGAGGTAGGTGATGAGGAGGTGTCGGAAGTCCGAGCCCGTCATCTGCGGGTTCGGGTGGTCGAACAGGTCCTGTACCGGGTGGCTGGGGTCTACCGGGGTGAACTGGCCCTTGGCGTCGAGCGTCCCGAAGCGCAGGGGCGGCATGGCCCCGTTCTCGGCGAGGATGCGAGCGCAGACGTACGGCCACGTGTCGTCGGCGTACGTCGAGAGGATCGCCGCGTCGTCCCAGCCCTTCTCGAGGGGCCGGTCGGGGATCTCGTCGGCGCCGAGTCCGATGATGCTTGCCTTGGCGCCGAACAGGCGCGCGAGCGTGTCACGGATCGCCAAGGTGGAGGCTCCAATCAGACGTAGAGGATCACGCCCGCCCTATCCGCGACGTAGACCGCGCCCGAGGCTGCCATGACGCAGTCCTGCACGAGCTTCGTATCGTCGGCCTGGTATCGGAGCATCTCGGAGTAGAGCTGCCGGCTGCCATGCCGGAACCGACCTTGCTCGGATGCCAGGGCGAGAGCGCGGATCATGTCGGCCTTCGATCGTGACGTGACGAGGAACTCCTCGACCGCGAGGCCGAGATCGTTGCGGAGGTGGGAGAGAAACGGGTCGCCGATGCCGTTGGATTCGATGAAGTGGCGGCCGTCGGGGTAGCGGTTCAGTCGGTCGACGATGGCCCGCTCGATCGCCGGCCATTCGTTAGGCGCTTCCATGCGGGTGTAGGCGATGACTGGCAGCTTGCCCGCCACCGTGGCGACGGTGATGCCCACTGTCGCGTCCTGACGGGCTCCGAGGTCCCAGTAGGTCCAAGAGCCGGGCGCGTTGATCCACGTCCGCGGGTCATCGGACGGGAGGCGTTTGTCGTACGTCGCTTCGCAGAGCGCGGCGGTGAAGATGGCGCCGCCCGATTCGACGAAGTCACACTCGAACTCAGATGCCCAGTCGCGCGTCGTGTAGCCGGGGCGCTCGCGGCGGTACCACGCGGTATGGGTTGGCGCCAGTCCCTCGGCGCGTTCAGCGGGAGTGTAGTAGGTGGGACAGTCCGTCCAGTGGATAAGGTGCTTAGACCATTCACCGAACTCGCCCGCCCAGATCAGCTCGAACAGGTTGCCCCGACCGTTGGGGGTCGAGAGGACGGTGATCTGCTCGGCCGTCGGAAGGATCGAACGCCAGATGTCCTCGTCGTACTCCACGAAGGCGAACTCGTCGAGGTAGGCGCGCTTGGCGGCGATGCCTCGGCCGGCCGATCGGGTGGCAGGTTCGGCGATGATCCGCGAGCCGTTGGCGAACTCCAAGCCGAAGGCGTTGTTCTTGATGATCGGGTTCGACTCGCGCTCCGGATAACAGCCCCGCGCGTACCGGATCAGCTCGGCTGCAAGGTCCTGGTTGCGGCTGATGAGAAGGGACGTGCCTTGCGGCTCATTCTCCGCCGCCCATCTCGCCTCGATCCCGACCGTCTGGCTGATGCCGGTCTGGCGTGCCTTGAGGATCAGGCGTCGCTTGGATCGATCACGGAGCAACAGGGCCTGGTACGGGTACGGTTGGTACCTAGTGGCTCCCGTTCTTGCCAGAGCCGTTGCGCCGAGACTCCAGGCCAACGGCGAGCGCGAACGGGCTCCCCGCAGCAATGACCTGTTCCAGGGCGTCGAGGCCGGCGTCGTCGGGATCGGTGAGGTCACGGTGTTCGCTCCGAGAGGTGGCCTCGCCAGACATGAGGAGGTGGAGGCTCGTGGCCTTTTCAGCGGCGAACAGCGCGTCCCGCGGCTCCATCGTCCCGATCGTCTCGGCGATGCGCTTCCAGGCGAGGTGGGCGACGACCTTGACTTCCTCGGCCATCTCCTCGCGAGCCTTAGCGCGAAACTCCGCGAACTCCGGCCTGTCCATCCAGTAGCGGATCGTTGACTCGGGGATGCCGGTCTGGCGTTCAGCTTGGACGACGCCCGCCATGTCAGCCGCGAGAACCGCCGCCAGCTTCTGTCGCTTCGGGTATTGGCGATGGGTCGTCACTAAGAAGCCTCACGAGGTCATCGAGGGGTGTTTCGGCGGTGGGTTGCTGCGCTGCGGCGATCGCCTGATCTTCGGCCGCCAGCAGCGCCTCGTCATCGTGTTCAGCGTCGATCAGGGCCATAGCTGTTGCCCGCTGGTCCCACCTGCCTGGACGGCCGGCCCCGATGGGGTGAGGGTGCTCGGATGACGAGGTTGTCGGATAGAGTACACCCGCACTAGGCCGCCACCTCCGCTGCTTTCTGCGAAT